TCAAAAATTTAATGATTTTAGTAGTATTTTTATCATTATCTATTATAATTTTTTTAAGTTTTTCTTTATTTTTTAAGATGTCTTCAATGTCCTTGCCCAAGGTAATATATTGTTGGTGAGTAACACCATATTTTTCAACTAAAGTATTTTTTCTTTTATTATTTGCTTCGACTGAGTTTTTACTTAATTGGTTTTCTGGTAATAATAAAATACACTCTACGCCATATTTTTCTTGAACTGTTTCTTTTTGTCTATTCTTTATTTCTGTATTTTTGGTTGGATTATCAACGCCATATTTTTCTAAATTGGTTTGACGGAACTTTTCTAATCTATTTTTCTTTTTTTCTTCAGAAAATTCTTTGTACTTTTCTAATCTATTATTTTTGGCAAATTCTATGTAACAAGAGCAAGATTTTGATACAGCACAAAATCTTTTATATCCTGTATTTTTGTCTATAAATTTTAATGGCTTATTTAATTCGCATTTTTGCCTAGCTAAAGGATTACCGCCCAAGTATAATAATTCATTTATTGGTCTATTGCCGTATAATTCTATTAATTTGGGTAATAGCCATGGGTGTGACTTAACCGCTTTATTGTGTTTTTGCGGTATTAATTCTAAAATTTTATCACATTCTATTTTAATTTGTTCAATCATATTAAAATAATAGCATACTTTTTAGAAAAACTATAAATATATTTAATATTAAATCCTTTAGGAGATCGTAATGGCAGGATTAAAAACTTTATCTAAATTTGGTGTACCTATATTTTCCACCGGTGCTGCGGCAGGTAAAATCGGTATGTTGCAACCCAAGCCAGCGTATCGTTTTAGAGTACGTGTCTTAAACTTTGGTGATGAACAACAGTTAGAAGATTTATCAAGGCAGGTAGCGACCGCTTCTAGGCCCAAATTAGATCAAACACCTGTACCTGTTGATAGTTATAACTCAAAAGCATATTATGCAGGTAAACACGAATGGCAACCGATTGAAGTCACTGTTCGTGATGATATCACTAACAGAGTAACAAGATTAGTTGGTCAGCAAGTTCAAAAACAACTAAATCATTTTGAACAAACCGGATTTGCTGCTGGCATAAATTATAAATTCAATATGTATATGGAAATGTTGGACGGCGGAAACGTCAAGGTATTAGAAGAATGGTTTTTAGAGGGCTGTTTTTTGAGCAATGTTGATTGGGGCTCACTTGATTATGGAAATAGTGACCCAACTATGATTACGATGAGTATTCGTTATGATAACGCTCAATATGCTGGTGAAGATGGTGATGACAGAAGCGTATTCCCACTTATTCCGTTCAATAACGTACCAGGCAATAGCCCAGGAACAATTGGTTAATAACTTATTGATAACAATATATTTTTATTATTAATATTCTCAATTTTTATAGAATAATTATGCCAGAGGAAACTTTGGCATAATTCATGATAAACCAATCAATAATTAAATATGTATAATATTTCTAAAATATAAATATTAACATTAATAAAAGGATAACAATGCCATTATTTAGTGACGTTTTAAGAACATTAACCAACGTATTGCCAACTACTGCCGCAGAACCTTCGACTATTTTTAGAGATTCTAGAACAGCGGCTAGAATGTGGGGTATGAAAGATGCTAACTTGGATCGTCTACCAAGACCCAAATTCTTATTTACGGTTAACTTTAATAGGCCGATCGGGCAGGGCGGCGTAACTAGATATGGAGATTGGACGACCGGTGTTAGTTTTTTAATTAAATCAGCCACTAGGCCAAATATTGCATTTAAAACAGAAACGCTTAATCAATATAATAAGAAAAGAGTTATTCAAACCGGAATAGAATACGAGCCCATTGAAGTTACGTTTTATGATACGTATGACCAAAGAGTAGTTCAAATGTTTAAAGAATATTGCCAATATTATTATGGTGATTTTTTTGGTACTAGAACTTCTTGGAATTATGATGTGATAGCTTCACGGTTTCAAACTGCGCAGGGTGATTTAGATTTTGGCTTTAATGCACCCAACACCAACGGAAATAATGCTTATTTTTTTAGTGATATTGAATTTTATCAATTTGGCGCTGGCAGATTTAACAAATTTACTCTTATTAATCCCAAAATTCAAAGTTTTAATTATGACGATGAAGATTATTCAGATAATACTTCCCCACAAATGATTAGAATAAGATTTGCGTATGAGGGTATTATTTTTGAAGCGGATAATCAACCAATTAATCAATCGTTGGCAAGTGATTACGGGTTAGATTTAGGAGATTTTAATGATGTGTTTTTCCCTGGATTTGTTCAAAATCCTACATTAAACACAACATTAAAAACACAGGCTCAGGGACAAAACATAACCAACAACACGGTTAATGCCTTCGCTGATACCAGGCAACCTGTATATTCGGTTTCTCAGGAGAATAATAATCCAAGTTACACTAATGCAATAGGCAACGGTATCCAAGTAGCTTTTAGTAATAATCCCGAATTACGCGGCAATATTGAGTTAAATAATGCTGTTTCAAATATTAATTTGGGTGTAAATACAATACAAACATTAGAACGCTCAAGTGCGACTGGTATGCCCGGTAAAATAGCAGGCAATGTTGTGCGAGGCATTGGACAAAATATACAGAATAGATTAATTAGCCGTATTAATGGAATTTTTAGATGAGTAGATATACTAGTGGGCAATACGAACCCAAAAATCCAAAAAAATATATAGGCAAATATCCCATAATATATAGAAGCAGTTGGGAATTGGGGTTAATGCAAAAGTTTGATATACACCCCAATATTACGGAATGGGCTAGTGAAAGTTTGCAAATACCATATCGTAATCCTTTTACTAACAAAGATACAATTTATGTACCTGATTTTTTTGTTAAATATATAGATAAAACCAATAAAATCCATGTAGAAATAATTGAGATTAAACCACTTAAGGAAACACTTTTAGAAAAAGCAAAATCCAAAAAAGATAAACTTTCTGTAGCATTAAATACTGTTAAGTGGCAAGCTGCCCAAGCTTTTTGTAAGAAAGCTGGTATAACATTTAGAATAATGACGGAAGAACAGTTATTTAGGAAATAATATGACGAAGCAGATTGAGGAAACTTTGAATTTACCAAGCATGGAAGAGGTTATGGCTACTCTTTCTGATGATGACGAAACTATTGCTGATGAACCCGTTGAGGAAAAGTCAATTCAAGAAAAAATAACGGATGTTACAAACCTCAAACAGATGTTACATTCATTAAATCTACAAAGTGTGGCATTAGACGACGGTGGTATTGATGAAATCCGAGACAAAGCATTATCCGCATATAAGGACATGTTGGATGCAGGGTTCAATGCTGACAGTAAATATGCTTCTAATTTTTTGGAACCTGCTGTGGCTGCATTGGGAATAGCTATGGATAGTGAAAATACCAAACTTAAAAAGAAATTGGAGTATTATAGATTAAAACAACAAGATGAAAAAATTGATTTATTGCGACGTAAAATAGAACTTGAAGAAAAACGTGCAGGATCTGGCGCAGAAGTATTGGATGATGACAGTATTCTAATGAATAGAAACGAACTACTTAAAAATTTATTGAAAGACAAATAAATGAAATACGATGAAATAATAACCGAATTAACTGGATATAAAAAAATAACGCAGGACGTAATATCTAAAGAAAAATCTATTCGTCAATTATTTACAGATGCGGGATATGTTCATGTTGGTAGCGGATCGTATGGGTATGCTTATCGGCATCCGTCTGGTTATATTGTTAAGGTAGTGCTTGATGGAGATCACTGTTATTATAAATTTGTAGAATATTGTTTGAAAAATCAAAATAATCCGCACCTACCAAAATTCAAAACAAAATTATTACGAAAATTCAATGAAAACTTTTATGTAGTGAGAATGGAAGAATTAATACGTCTTACTGAAAAAGAATATAAAGCAGCAAAAATTTTAATTGACCACTCAAATCATCCATTAGTATCATTGCCCGCTAAACCATATCATGTTTTGAAAAATAAAGACGAAGAGGAATATGAATTTCCTAAACAGTTTGACCATGTTCCGGAATATAAAACGTTTTTTGATACTTTATTAGATGTTAACAAAAATAGACCCTCAAAATGTTATGAGGATTTGACGTACAGCCAATCTAATGTGATGAAAAGATCAAATGGTATTTTTGTAATTTTGGACCCCTGGTACAGCCCTAGAGAATAATTAAATTTGGTTTACTTCATATTTGATAAATAAAATAAAACCTTTTTAAGGATATAAAATGACTGATTTTAAAAAGCTTCTAGTAGAAACACATTGCGAATATCCGGTAAGAATAAAAACAATTGTTCCGATTACAAAAGATATGTATG